CAGAAGAGCAGAATGCTGCGGCAAGAGAACGGCGTAGAGCTTCAGCCGCTAGATACCGAAACAAGTTGGTAAATAAGGAACGCCAAAAAATATACGACCGTAAGAGCTACCTTAAAAACGGTAAGCCCCACATGAAACCGGAGGATGTAGGGAAGAACGGCGTAAGTAAGCCGAAGACTTGGGCGGATAGGTATGCGCTTAGGGCCACCACTGGGGTGCTCATTATGGCGTTTGACACGGTGGTGAAGATTTTGGAGAACGCGGATAGGAAAAAGGCGGAAGCGAAGAAAAGAAGTTATTACGCACTACCTTCTCCAGATCCACAGATGCTTATTGCGTTTATCAAAACTAATCTCTATGAGTCTCTTATAAAACTGGAAATATTAGCCAATGCAGACCTCTACAAACCCAAATCTCCCCCCAAGCGCAAGCGAAAAACCAAAGTCAAGCGCAAGCGCCCGCGCAAAAGCGCCGACAAAACAGGAAAAAGTTACCGTGGAAGACCTCCTGCCAAAAAAGCAGCAAGAGTTGAAAGTGATGAAGGAGCTAGCGGCGCTTAAAGACCAGAAAGCAAACATGCGGAAAGCGTCTTCAAGTGAGAAGACGGGTGCTTCTTTAGCGATAGTGAACATTAAGCAGGTGTTAGAGGAGTTAGACGCGCAGGTTATTAAGGATACTGACCAACTGCGGCGTTATATCACTAACAAACTTATCCAGATTTCCAACTGCGGCGTTTCTAAAGAGGAACTGCGGGCATTGGAATTGCTTGGGAAGATTTCAGATATTGGTCTTTTTGTGGAGAAGAGCGAAATCAAAGTTACGCATACCACTTCTGCTGCGCTTGAAAGTTCAATTAAGGAACGAATTGGGCGTTTGTTAGAGATGAGCAAGCCAGAAGAAGTTAAGGAGGATGTGATTGAGGATGCGGAGTATGAAGAGGTATCCGATGAGGGGGTAGAGGAGTGAGTTTGAACTTTGATTTGGACGAGGAGACGCTTGCTAACCTTCTTAAACTTCTCCCCACTTTGTCTGAAACCGAGCAACGGAGTTTGCTTCATGATTTAAACCGGTTGGAGGAGATAAAGAGGCGGGAGAAGTGTCAGAAAGAGTTCATTCCGTTTGTGCAGCGGATGTGGCCGGGGTTCATTTCGGGTCGGCATCACAAGATTATGGCCCGTGCGTTTGAGAAAGTGGCCCGTGGGGAGTGCAAAAGGTTAATTATCAACATGCCTCCTCGCCACACAAAGTCAGAATTTGCTTCTTATCTACTTCCGGCGTGGTTTTTGGGTAAATATCCCGAGAAAAAGGTCATTCAAACGTCTCACACGGCTGAATTGGCCGTAAATTTTGGTCGAAAAGTGCGAAATTTGGTGGATGAGGAGAATTACAGGGACATTTTCCCCGAGACCGTGCTCCAAGTGGACTCAAAAGCGGCTGGGCGGTGGAATACGAGCAAGGGAGGCGACTATTTTGCGATTGGTGTCGGCGGTGCGGTGACAGGTAAGGGTGCCGACCTTTTGATTATTGACGACCCGCACTCAGAACAAGAGGCAACCATTGCCGAAACCAACCCCGAGGTCTATGACAAGACTTATGAGTGGTATACATCAGGCCCACGACAGCGGTTACAACCCGGTGGAGCTATAGTCATTGTAATGACACGCTGGAGTAAGCGCGATTTAACAGCGCAAGTGTTAAAAGCAGCGGCGATGCGTGAGGGGGAAGAGTGGGAAGTGATTGACTTCCCCGCCATCATGCCCAGCGGCAAGCCGCTGTGGCCTGAGTTCTGGCCGTATGAAGAGTTAACGGTGCTGCGGAGTGAGTTGCCACATTCCAAGTGGATGGCGCAGTACATGCAAGACCCGACGAGTGAAGCGTCGGCGATTATCAAGCGTGAGTGGTGGAGGGTTTGGGAGGATGAAAATCCCCCTCAATGTGAGTTTGTGCTCATGTCGTGGGACACGGCATTTGAGAAGAACAATCGTGCGGACTACTCGGCTTGCACCACTTGGGGGGTATTTTATTTGGATGACGATGGGAGTGATTGGGAAGTTAGTAAAGCGGAACGTGGGAAGCCGCAGGCTAATATCATCCTCCTAAACGCATTCCGTGACCGGATGGAGTTCCCCGAGTTAAAGCGGGTAGTAGTCAGTCAATATAAGGACTGGGAGCCTGATGGGGTAATTATTGAAAAGAAAGCGTCCGGTGCCCCGCTTATTTACGAGCTTCGTTCGATGGGTATTCCTGTACAGGAGTTCACGCCGACTAAGGGTAACGACAAGATTTCCCGACTTAACGCTGTATCCGATATTTTTGCTTCTGGTAGAGTATGGGTGCCGGAGACGCGGTGGGCAGAGGAAGTGATAGAGGAAGTGGCGAGTTTTCCTGCTGGCGACCACGACGACTACGTTGACTCGGTGTCTATGGCGATGATGCGGTTTCGTCAGGGCGGGTATATCCGCACGACGTTGGACGAGCCGGATGAAGAGATTTCCCTGCGGTATCGCAACCCTAACCGCAAACCGTATTATTAAGAGGAACGACAGATGGGCGACGAAGAGATGCAGATTGAAGTCGAAGTAATTGACGACGGTTCCACCCTGCCGGGAGAAGACAACACCCCGCCGTCCGGTGCCGAGTTTGCCCTTGCGGAGCTTCTTGGGGAACCCATCGAGGATGAAGACTCGCCGGAAGTTGAGGAGTTTTACAAGAACCTTGCCGAGGACATGGACGAGGGGACGTTGAACTCCATTGCCGGTGACCTCCTTGAGGCGTTCGACGGTGACACTGCTTCGCGCAAAGACTGGTTGCAGACTTATATTGACGGGTTGGAGTTGCTGGGATTGCGGATCGAGCAGCGGACTGAGCCGTGGAGTGGTGCGTGCGGCGTGTTCCATCCTCTCCTCAGCGAAGCCCTAGTCAAGTTCCAAGCCGAGACCATCATGGAGACCTTCCCGCCGAGTGGGCCGGTGAAGACGACCATCATTGGTAAGGAGACGCCGGAGAAGAAACAGGCATCGGTCAACGTGGCGGCGGATATGAACTTCCAGTTGACGGAGGTCATGACCGAGTACCGGCCTGAGCATGAGCGGATGTTGTGGGGTCTGGGTTTGAGCGGTAATGCGTTCAAGAAGGTGTATTACGACCCGGCGTTGGAGCGGCAGATTTCGCTTTATGTCCCTGCGGAAGACCTTGTGGTGCCCTACGGCGCTTCCAATCTAGACAGTGCGGAACGTGTAACTCACGTTATGCGGAAGTCCAAGAACGAAGTTATCAAGCTGCAAGCCAGTGGGTTTTACCGTGACGTTGACCTTGGTGAGCCGACGCGGGGCAATCTTGATGAGGTGGAGAAGAAGATTGCGGAGAACATGGGCTTCAGTGCCACGAGCGACGAGCGGTTTAAGATTCTTGAAGTGCATGTGGATTTGGATTTGTCGGAATACGACGAAAAAGACCCCGAGGCCGACAGCGATGAGATGGAGATGGGCGGCATTGCGCTGCCTTACGTCGTGACCATCGAGAAGAGCACCCAAACCGTCCTAGCAATCTATCGTAACTGGGCACCTGATGATGAGAAAAAACTTAAGCGCGAGCACTTTGTCCACTACCCATATATCCCCGGCTTCGGGTTTTATGCGTTCGGTCTTGTGCATCTGTTGGGTAGTTTTGCTAAATCAGGTACTTCTCTTATTCGTCAACTCGTAGACGCTGGGACACTATCTAACCTCCCCGGCGGCTTTAAGACCCGAGGGATGAGGATCAAGGGGGACGACACCCCCATCTCCCCCGGTGAGTTCCGTGATGTTGATGTGGCTTCTGGCACCATCAAAGACAACATCATGACGCTGCCGTACAAGGAGCCTAGCCAAGTCCTCTTCACTTTGATGCAGAATATTGTGGATGAGGGGCGGAAGTTTGCTAGCACTACCGACCTCAACGCCTCGGATATGTCCGCGCAGTCTCCGGTGGGCACCACGCTTGCCATTCTTGAGCGCAGTCTGAAAGTGATGTCGAGCGTCCACAGTCGCGTGCATTACGCGATGAAGAGGGAGTTGCGCCTTCTTGCCGCCATTATTCGCGACTTCACTCCTGACGAGTACGACTACGAGCCGGAAGAGGGTGGTAGGAAGGCTAAGAAGGCCGACTACGACATGGTGGACGTTATCCCCGTGTCCGACCCCAACGCTTCCACGATGGCGCAGAAGGTCACGCAGTGGCAGGCGGTGATGCAGCTTGCTCAGTCTTCCCCCCAAATCTATGACCTCCCGGAGCTTCACAAGCAGATGCTTGAGGTGTTGGGTGTGCGGAACATTGGGAAAATCATTCCGACTGAAGAAGACCAGAAACCGCGTGACCCTGTGTCGGAGAACATGGACATTCTTGCTGGCAAGCCGGTCAAGGCGTTCATGTACCAAGACCATGAGGCGCACATTGCGGTACATATGGGGATGAGCCAAGACCCCAAAGTTGCCCAGTTGATGCAGAATAATCCGAAGGCGCAGGCTATTGCGGCGGCGGGGATGGATCACATCAGCGAGCATCTTGGGTTTGCGTACCGCAGACAAATTGAAGAGCAGTTGGGCGTTGCCCTGCCGCCGCCGGATGAGCAGTTACCGGAAGAAGTTGAGGTGCAGTTGTCCAAGTTGGTCGCGCAGGCGCAGGCGCAGTTGACGCAGAAAAACCAAGCCGAGGCTGCTCAGGCGCAGCAGCAGCAAGAACAACAAGACCCGTTGAACATC